CGCATAACACGGCGGTCAACACGGACGCCTGCCAGCGGCGCTTCGCTTGCTGTCATGCGCCGGTTACCTCAGCGTTGTGCGTCAATTCGTCGTCCGGCTTTGCGCCCAGGTTCCAGTCACACCGAATGCACGGCTCGTCCTTGTCGGTTCCGTGGCGATGCCGGCAGGCGCAGCATGGAAAGCAAAACTCCGTTTCGTTGTCCGGTTCAAAGTGGTCGCGCCGAACGCTGTAGCATTCAAGTCCCATCGTCATCCCCTCGCCGTTACCCGTTCCCAAATCTTGTTGATCTAAAAAGGCAGGTCGTCTGGAAGATCATCAAACCCAGACGATGATTGACTCTGAGAACGTGGCTGGCTGGTTCTTGCGTGAGTCGAGACTCCACTCTCGCTAGGTGGAGTATCTCCGGAAACCTCACGGCTGCCGAGCATCTTCAATTCATTGCCGATGATCTCGGTCGTGTAGCGGTCCTGTCCGTCCTTGTCCTGCCACTTGCGGGTGCGCAGTGCTCCCTCGACATACACCTGCTTGCCCTTCTTCAGGTACTGGCCTATCACCTCGGCCAACCTGCCGAAGAACACCACGCGATGCCATTCAGTGGCTTCCTTCTTCTCCCCGGTCGCTTTGTCCTTCCAGGTGTCGGTAGTGGCCAGCGTGATGTTCGCCACGGCCTCGCCGCTGGGCATGTAGCGAATCTCAGGATCCTTGCCTAGATTTCCAATGATGATGACTTTGTTAACGCTGGCCACTTTTGACTTCTCCCTTACGCGATACCGTGGATCAACAGGAACCCAGTGCTCTTGTTGATCTTGTCGAGAGACTCATTCACCGCGGCCTTGAATGCCCGATCCGGACGGATAAGTTCGTACCAGAACGACACCTTGCCCTGGCTGTCGCGGTACTTGAGCCGCGCTTCAATGGGGTAGGCATCGCTGCTGCCGTCAAAGACGGGCACGCCGATGGTGAATCGCTGGAAGACTTCCATGGCCGTGCGGGTGTTCTTGTCTTCGTCCTCGATGTACTCGAAGCGGACTCCGCCGGATTGCAGGTTGATGCGGCTGGCGAGCTTCTTCTCGGCGGTAGCCTCGAATTTAATAGCCATTTCCAACATCTGCGCACCGCTGGGCATGCCGGTGACGCTGGCGATGTCGCCTAGGTTGTCTTCAAGCCAGGTGGCGAATTCCGCCTGGTTCATTTTGCTGCCATCTTTGCCGGTCCATCGCTTCCACTCGACGGACAGGGCCGGCGAAAAGGTGCAGCGGTGGTCGCGCCAGTCGGGGCCGTCTTCGGCATGGTCGTTCATGATGGCGACGAGTTTGCAGACGTAATTTTCGGCGCGGATTCCGGCGTAAATGGTGCAGTCTGACAGGCTGCCGTGGCGCTTGGCGTAGGCGATGAAACTGTCGGTGGTAGTGACAACGACATCACCGCGGGCACGGGTCGGGTGCGGCAGTAAGTGTTCGAGGCTATGGACCGTATAGCCATCGGGCGCAACGAGGTAGGGCGTGCCGTTTTCTGGCTCGATGAATACGCCCAGATCAGCGGTTATCGGCGAGCGCGGCACGCCGACGGCCGAGCCGTAGCGGAGGAGGGTTTCGGCGTCGCTGCTCGCGGGCTTGGATGCGGCGGTTGTGGTCTTGTTGTCCATGTGGATTCCTTAGGCAGTGATGCTCTTGAGTTCGCGGGCCGGTTCGGCGGCGACGGGCTTGAGTTCGAGTTTGACCTGGCGCGGGTCGTCGGCGACGAGGTTGCCTTCCGGGGTGGCCCAAAGCAGCGACTCGGCCGGCAGTCCCTTCGGCATCTTGATGGAAACGGACGCCTTGACGGCCAGCGCGCCGGCTGTGCTTGGCTTTACGTCGACCTTCATGGTCAGCGAGCCGCCCTTGTTGGTGGAACAAATCTGCTTGATGAGAGCGGAGAACTGATCGCCGGCGTGATCGAGTAGAAGAACCAGGTCGCCGTTGTCGTTCTCGACGCGTACATTCCGGAGGTTTTCGTTCAGCGGTTTGCTCATTCGTGACTCCTTACTTGGTTGATGGGTGGTTGATGGGTGGTTACGCTTCCTGCTGCATGGTGGTCTGGAAACTGCTGCCGACGGATTGAATGTGACTGGCTAGTGCGAGGCAGATCTTCGGGAATTCCGCTTGGCTATACAAGCGAGCGACTCTCTCGACACGCACAGGATTGAATCCCAGTGAGGCAAGGAATTCACTGGAGACAACGAAACCGAGTAGCGTATTGATGTCGCCGAGTTTCAGGACGGCTCCGTTGTCCTGCTGCGGGGTTTCGCGTTGCCCAAGCGCCGGAGTTTCCCCGGTTCCATCGTTCGTTGCCGTTACGCTGGCAACAGGCTTGGCGGTGGTATTGGATTGCTGCGCAGCCCGGCTCGCCTCGGCGAACGCGGCCGCCTCCGGTTCTGCCTTCATCTTGGCCGCGGCTCGCGCCTCTTCCTCTATGCGGATCCTCTCGCGCAATTCTTCTTCCTTGCGCGCCTCTTCGGCCTTGTGGGTGTCGATCCTCGACTTTACCAGGAGTGCAAAGTCATCGGCCGGCTTCGTGCAAATGCGCGCGAGGTCCGCGAACAGGAAGGCGTATTCGGTATGTTGTTCGAGCGTCTTCAAGTTGGCGTCGATCCCATCGGCCATCGCCGACGCATCGATCTTGGCCCGCGCCAGTTCGGTATTGACGGCGTCACGCAAACTGGCCATGGTCTTCTTGCCCTTCATGGCGCCGGCAAAATCCACCGGAAGTGGCGGTAGTTGCACTCTGCCCAAGCGCTTATTGAGCGTTGCTAGGTGCTCGGCAAGTTTGTCCTTCCCCTCTTGCATGATCTCGCCGCGGATCGATTCCTTGCGCGCCTTCACCAACTTGTCGAGTTCGAGTCGCTTGGCGCGCATTTCTGCGGCGATGTTGTCCATCGCGCGGAACACGGCATCAATATCCGTAGCTTGCGCCTGGGCTTGTGCCTTGATGAGTGCGATTCGCTTCTCTCCATCCTCGAGGAACTTGACGGTCTTCTCGGCGGTGGCGAAGTCATTGTCTGTCTGTAGGGTGGTGTTGATGCCCTTGATTCGTGCCGCAACGATATCGTGCCACTGCGTCAGGTTCGAGGCGACGACGCGGCCGGAAATCTCCACCATCAGGGCCGGTAGATCCTCGATGGGTGCGGCGACCGGCGGCGGCAAGACTTCGACATGGCGGTATTCAGCGACATCGGCTTCAAACTGAGCCCACACCGGCACCACCATATTGCAGATGGATGGTTGGCTGACGTACCAGAGGTGTTTCTCCTCGATCAGTTGGTCGTCGTCGTCCCATTTTGACGCCATGAATAGGCACCTCGTGGCGCCGTTGATGAGCATGCCCTGTTCCATCTGCGGCCAGTATTCCTCGGGGATCATGCCGGCATCCATCGCCTCGGCGAGTTCGGCATTCAAGGTCTTGTGCTCCCAGTTGGTCGACTCGTCCATCGTCGAGCCGTCCAGGGAGGCAGCCAGTGGGCGAGTCAGTCCATCGACGTGAATAGAGACACAGGCCGGGTACAGATCCTCACCGATGATTTTTTCGGCAATCGGGCGGGCCAAGCGCTCGAAGTGGTGCCCTTTGGGGAACAGGACTTCCTCGACCCACTGCGAATACTGCTTCTCGTCACCAGTGGCGACGATACGGACCATGTCCGTGCGCGTCGTCTTCTTTGACATACCCATGGCCACCAGCAATTCACTGGCGTTGTTGCTCTTGGCGCGAGCCTCGTCCCACTCGGGGGAACTCTGCGCATAATCGTGTGTGGTGTGCATTTTTGGACCTAGAAAAAAGGAGGGGCTACTTATTTCCAGCTACTCGTCTTCGGTACTTGCCGCGGCGTTCCGTACTGGCTTTCCTGTACTCTGTTCGCCCCATTGATCGTTACGCCGTCATTTCATACTTGCGGCGCTGGTAGAGTTCTTGCAGTTCGCGGCGCTGCTGCGGGTCAGACAGTTCGCCAATCAGGTCGGCTGCAACATCCAGAACGTCGACGTCCTTTGCTTTGCGCAGTGACTCCTCGACCTTGGCGAAGGTGATACCGCTTCCCGAGGGAGATTGTTCAGGCTCCTTGATTGCCTTAATCCTGGCGATCTGTTCGTCCGTCAGCAGTGCCTTGGTTCTGGCCATAGTGATGATCTGTTCGGCCTTCTTCTTGCCGGTTAGGATCAACGTCTGCCAGGTCGGCAGGTTCTTTTCAAAGTCGGCTGTCGACCATGTCGGCTCATGGTGATTCCCGCCGGTGTCGTCTTCATCGTCCTGATACAAATCGATGACGATGCCACCTTCAATCGTCGCGGCCCTCCCGGATTCAGATGCATGGTTGATGGTGATGGCGTTTGATACCTCGATGCTGCATGGCATGTACTTCAGGACTTGGAGTAGGGGCACCTTGCGCGCGTACATTTCCCAATCACGGTAGCTGTAGTGCTTGTCGCCAACCTTGTTGTACTTGTTGCGATGCTTGCGGATCTTCTCGACCGTCCAGAGTTCAATGATCGGTATGGCTGCATCCTTGACCCAACCGATGGCATACGCATGCGTGATGTCGGCTGGATCATCCAACTCGGTTTCGTTGTGGATGACCAGGTCGCGCTTGGCGCCATCGGTGAATGTGTACCGCTGATCCTTGAAGATCACTCCGGTATAGACGGTCCCACGGCCGCTGCGCGCCACTAGATCAACCAACCCCTTCCAACCTGGGACGAAAGTGCAAGTCGTCTTGTAGGGAACGAGAAATCCTTGGCCATTGACGCCGATCTCCAAGCCCAGTTGACCGGCAGTCATCACCGATGCGGCAATGCTTTTGGCGTCGCACTGCTGAAGTTTCGGCGACGTGGAGAAAGCGGTAAGAGCCAAACGGGACATACGATCTGCCGTCAAGTGTTTCGGCATGGCGAGCGCAAGCTGCGGCTTGAACTTGTCCAGGAAGGTGGAGAATTCAGCAACTGGGTTTGTTACTTGTGCGGTCATGATTCAATCCTCATGGTTGTTGTGATGGAATGCGCCGCGATTGATGCACTCGGCGCACCGTTGAATGGCTGTCCCGTTCCGGATCAGGCGCTTGTCGAAGGCCGAACAAATCGGCGTAACGCATACCTGCATCAGGTGCGAACAATGGCCGCAGTGACCATCTGCGAGGCCTGGCGAATAGTTGAGGTGTTCGGCCGTTAATGTCACAACAACTCCCACAGGACCGGCCTGGCACTGATGCGCCGGACCAACTTGATGCCTTCCAACTTGTTCAAATGAATGAGCGTGGATGACGTGGTGAGCCCAATCTCGTCGGCTATCTGCTTCGTGGTTGATCTTGGCGCGACGGACAAGAAACTTAAGATCAGTCGCCGGCGTTCCTGCCCCTGTTCGGCGGACAGCGTCTTCTCTTCCGCCTGGATGGCGTTGGCTTGGTCTACGCTGCGTTGCAGTTGAAGAAGCTCGCGCGACCATGTGGTTTGAAAGACACTGCAAGGGAATTCGCGTTCATCGATCGAGAGAGCGCAGCCCATTACAGCCACTCCCAGGGCAGAAGGGACAATGCGCAGGCGACGACTACAGCGACATCACCAGCGCGACGGCCGCTGCCGCGAGACGCGATCGCCGCGCCAGCGTTGAACAACAAGACGGTTCCGGAAAGCACCAGATAGACAACCAGATACGACAACATGCTAACTCCTCCGATTGATGTCAAGACGATCGATCTTTGATACCCACTCTTCTGCACGAGACTCGAAATCCGCGACGCCCACAGCATCGCCGCGTTGCGACGCGAGGTATGCCGAGGCGCGGCAGTAGCGGGCGTTGAGGGAGTACCAAAGTCTGGTCATCTGGTTACCTCTATCAACTTGATGTAGGTGTGGATGTCGGCGCCATTGGTCAATTCTCGCCAATACCCACCGTCTGAATTAGGGTCGTCGTATTCGATATAACTTACGCGGTCGAGAAACCTGCGCGTCCTCTCAATCCACTTTAAGTAGTCCAGCAGTCGGCCAGCTTCGAGTACATCAGCTACCGCCACCTGAACCGCCGGTCGGCCGTCTTGACAATCAATAGTGACGATTTTCATTGCTCACTCCACCATCCATTGCGGAGCATCGTGGCTACCGTCAGTTCGCGCTGCTGCCATAATCTCTCAGCGATGATCGTGGCGCCGGCCTCGATGAAGCGGACGAACTGGTCGTGGGTGTGGGTCATGTCCTGCAGCGTCGTGCTGCCAATGAACGCCTTCAACAGTTCCTCTTGGCCAGTGTCGGCCGCGATGAAGCAGTCGAACAGACTGTCTGTCATCAGTTCTTTGACCTGTGCAGCAATGAACTCGGCCTTCGCGTTGGCCAACTCGGAATCCTGCTGGCAGCGGGACGCGTAGCCGGCGTCGTGGTTGCGCTCGTCGATGCTGACTGCGCAGGGAACGTCAAGCATGACTTCCTCCTATGTTATCGCCCGGTATCCCGCCGGGCCGGGCCACGTCTTTCCGTGGTGTCGCTTCTGTCCCGCGCCCGATGCTGGCTTTAGGGGGCGCGGCGAATCTGATCTGGTTGCGGGGGAGGGAGTCGAACCCTCTATCTCCGGCTTATGAGGCCGGCGGATTGCCGTTTTCCGTCCCCGCGTCTATCTGTGTTGCCTCATGCCGGGTGATTCACGGATCGCTGCGGTCCTGCGTGGCCTCGCGGCTCGTTGCGCCTGCGTCCGGGACAGTGCCCCTCTGAGTGATGCGGTGTTGCTATGTGACGAACAATAGCAACGGCTATTGCCTATGTCAATAGCAAACGCTAAATTTTTCGACAAAATAAAACCCATCCTCGGGTGGATGGGCCTACATGGTCGCCAAGTTGATGGCAATCCGGAATGGGCAGAATGCTATTGACTGATGCGATAGCGTTTGCTATTGTGTGTGTATGGTTATCGATCATATCAACACACTCTTAGCCGCTGGATGGTCGCAAGGGCGTATCGCCCGCGCAAGCGGGATCGCTCAACCGAGCATCAATCGGTTGCTTAATGGTCGGCAGTCTGATGTCCATTACCAGCAGGGAAAGCGCCTGGAAGCGCTGGTCGAATGCCTTCATTCCGACAGCCAGAAAGCGGCTGCTGAATGAGTCAAGCGACACCCAAGCCGGCGCCAGCCAATCAACGCGAAAAACTCCGCGAGGAAGTGATCGCCGCAAGCAAGCGCAACCACCAATCACCGGCAAATGGATCACCCGGTCGGGCTGGGAAGCGAACCAAGTGAACCGAAAGCTCCTCCTGTCCGCTTCGGCGGACTTTGCCCACCTAGAGCGATTCCGCTCGGTGGGCTTTTCTTTTTCTTGGTAGGGATGGCTACGGGATGAACATTCAGATCGCCATTGACTTCGAACCTCGCACATTGGCACGCCGCCATGACCCTGAGACCAGCAAGGAAGCCGCTGCCAAGGTACGTGAGTTCGCCAGTGGCCAATGTGTGGATATTCTGGAACTACTGCGCAAGTACGGTCCGATGAGTGCGGAACAGATCGCCGCCCGGTTGTGCATCGACAAGGTTGCCGTCTGCCGACGACTGCCTGATCTGGAGAAAGCCAGCCTGGCGCGGCCGAATGGGATGACGGTGCCTACTGTTTCCGGACGGCGGCAACGGGTTTGGGAGGGTTGTAATGGCTAGAGCAAGAAATATCAAGCCTGGCTTTTTCCGAAATGCCGAATTGGTTGAACTGCCAATTGAAACTCGCTTGCTATTCCCTGGACTTTGGATTCTTGCAGACAGGGAGGGTCGCCTAGAGGATAGGCCAAAGCAGATCAAGATGGAAATCTTCCCGGCTGATAGTTTTGATGTTGATGCAATGCTTCAGCAGTTGCACAACGCCAACCTGATTATTCGCTACGAGGTTGATGGTAAGCGGTACATCCAGGTTACGAACTTCTCCAAACACCAAAATCCACACAGAGATGAACGCGCTAGCTCTATACCTGCACCTACTGGACATGATGCAAGCACAGTGCAAGCACCATGCAAACACAGTGCAAACACCATGGGAATCGGGCTGATTCCTGATTCCTTGATTCCTGATTCCCTTAACCTGATTCCTGAGTCAACAACTTTGGCGCCGGACAAGCCGGACGCCGACATCAAGCCGGCCAAAACTGCGCGCAGGGCTTGCCAACTCCCGGCCGACTTCTACCCAAACAAAACGGGCGTCGAGTACGCGGACGCCAGAAGCATATCGTTTGCCACCGAGTTGGAATCGTTCCGCAACTGGCATTCAGCCAAGGGGACAACGATGAAGGACTGGCAGGCCGCATGGCGTACTTGGTGCGACAAAGCCGTGACCTACGGCAGGACATCCGCAGGACCGCCTGCAAGAGCATCGCCAGCGCAAGCCAGGTACGAAGCAGGAATGGAAGTGGTCGACGTTTTGACAGGAAGGGGGAAGAGCAGTGGGCGCGAGCGAGTCATTACCGGCGAAGTTATCGGCATTACCCGAGCAGTGGGTGGATAGGATCTTCGGCCGCATGTCAGCCTTCTACGGAACGTTGTTTTCCGACCGCTGGCGCGATGCGAACCTGCTGGACGTGAAGCGGGTATGGGCGGAAGAACTTGCCAGCTTCAGCGACAACCCAGAATGCTTCGGCAAGGCGCTCAAGGAAATGGTTGCATGCAAGTTCCCGCCGACGTTACCCGAGTTTGTGACCATGTGCCGTAGCCACTACAAGCGGCCTTCTGCTGGCCAGTCGCTCGAACACAAACTTACCGATGAAGACGTGACGCGCAATCGTGATAGGGCAAAGCAACTGGCTGAACAGTTGGCACGGAGATTGGCGGCGTGATCTTCACTTGCGCCTCCTGCCAACACTCCATCGGCAGCTACCCAGGATCGACGCTTATCTGCACTCGCAACATGCAGCCGGTGCCATCAACACGCTGCAAGGAATTCGCGTATGAACCAGGCACAGACGAACACGAAAACACAGCCACCAACGATCGATCAGGCGGTTAACTCGATCATGAATTGCTTGACCGTGGATTGCCGCCGCGAGCATCTGGCGTACTTCCGAGAGCGGCAGGGAGAACATTTCGCGGCCAAGGTAGAGGCCAGCGTCCGTGAGCGATTCAAGGGGAAGAAATGAAGATCAAATTACCGCTGTTCGGCTGGATTCACCTGGAATGCCGCGTCAAGGTGCGCCTGCATGACAAGAACCAGAGCACGACGGAGGTCATTCCGGGATGCTATGCGATCCCCGGCGGCCGGTTCGCCAGCCATGACCAGATCGTGGCTTGGGCTGCTGAGAGGGATGTCGAGGTGGCGGTGTGATGGGTAACCACTGAATGCCGGCGAGGCCCAAGTACCGCAACCGGAAGACGATAGTCGATGGGCTTGTATTTGACTCGAAGCGAGAGGCGAACAGGTGGGCGCTGCTCAGAATTCAGCAGAGGGATGGTGTCATCTTCGATCTGCGCCGACAGGTGGAATATGAGCTGGTGCCGAAACAGGTTGGCGAGCGGCCTGTCAAGTACGTTGCGGACTTCGTTTATGTCACCAGGGCAGGAACCGTCGTGGTTGAAGACGTGAAAGGCGTGAAGACGCGAGACTACGTTATCAAGCGCAAGTTGATGTTGTGGCGCCATGGATTCAGGATTGTGGAGGTGTGATGGCTGTTACCCCGAGGCAGGAGAAGTTCGCGCAAGAGGTGGCCAATGGACATAGCCAGGCAGAGGCGTATCGGATTGCCTATCCGAAGTCTCAGCTATGGAAGGATGAAGCGGTTTGGTCCATGGCATCGAAATTAATGCGTAATGTTTCCCAAAGGGTAGATGAACTGCGGGCACAACTCGAAGAAAAGGCCCTTTGGAGCCGCGAGGATAGCGTCAGGACGCTTCTTGCTAACATGGCTGACCCAGAGGCCAAGCCAAGCGACAAAAACGCAGCAGTGAAGATTCTGAATGAAATGCACGGCTACAACGCTCCAGTGAAACACGACATCAATATGCGGGTTACCGCTATTGAGCGACGGGTGATCGATGTGCAATGACGGTGCTTAAGATCGACACCGCGAGGGTATTCGTTCCACTACTTGAACCAGCGCGATATCTAGGCGCGCATGGTGGCCGTGGGTCTGGCAAGTCCCATTTCTTCGCGGAAAAGCTGATAGAGGATTGCCTTCTTACAACAGGAACCCGTGGCGTTTGTATTCGTGAGGTGCAGAAGACGCTTAAGGAATCGAGTAAGCGACTTATCGAAGACAAGCTAATAGCGTTCAGTCTTAATGAAGCGTCTGGCTTCAAGGTCTTCAATGAAGTGATCGAAACGCCTGGCGACGGGATTATTACCTTTCAAGGCATGCAGGACCATAACGCCGAGTCGATCAAGTCGCTCGAAGGCTACCATAGGGCCTGGGTGGAAGAGGCTCAAACACTCTCAGCCAGGTCGCTATCATTGTTGCGGCCGACCATTCGGACTGAAGGGTCTCAGTTGTGGTTTTCATGGAACCCCAGGCGGAAGACCGACCCGGTAGATATGATGCTGCGGGGCGAGTCGCTGCCGACAGACGCGGTAGTCATCCGCGCTAACTGGTCAGATAACCCGAAGTTCCCGAAGGTATTGGAGCAGGAGCGCCTTGATTGCCTGCGGGTCACCCCGGAACAATACGACCACATATGGATGGGTGGTTACGCATCGGTGATCGAGGGGGCCTACTACGCCAAGTCGATAGCCGAAGCGAGGGAGTCAGGGCGCATTGGCCGGGTATCTGCTGACCCACTGATGACCATCCGCCTGTTCTTTGATATTGGCGGGACCGGGGCAAGGGCTGACGCGGTGGCTATTTGGTGCGCTCAGTTCATTGGCAGGGAGATCCGCGTCATCGACTACTACGAATCGGTAGGACAACCACTTGCGACCCATATCAATTGGATGCGGAGCAAGGGATATACCTCAGACAGGGCGCAGGTTTGGCTACCGCATGACGGATCGACGCAAGACAAGGTCTATGACGTGTCATATCAGAGCGCAATTCAGGCGGCCGGCTATACGGTTACCGTCGTGCCGAATCAAGGTAAAGGTGCTGCCAAGGCGCGGATAGAAGCTGGCCGGAGGTTGTTCCCGTCTATCTGGTTCAACGAGCAGACGACATCACCTGGACTGGACGCGCTTGGCTGGTATCACGAGAAGAAGGATGAGTCCCGCAACATTGGGCTTGGTCCTGAGCATGACTGGTCAAGCCATGGCGCCGACGCGTTTGGACTTATGTGCGTCGCTTATGAAGAGCCAATCATGACCAAGAAGGTTGCAGTGACCCAAGGGGGGTGGATGGGATGACGGCAACATGGCTAGATATGCTGCTCTATCGCTGGGGCCGCTACGCTGTCAAGCGAGACTCATCAGCTCTGGGTTATGGATCGGTCTCGCCCATGTTCAGGGATGCTGCTAGCGGCACCGGAAGCGGAACGCCTGGGAGCGATCCGGGCTTCACGCCAATGGATATCATCGAATGCAACGACGCCATCGGCAAGCTACCAAGAGACCCGCGCCGCGTCGTCATCATCCACTACCAACGAGCCAGCAGCTTGCGGAATACCGCCAAGGCAGCGGACATCAGCTACAGCCGGGCGCGGGAGTTGTTGAGCTTCGCCCATGGCTTCCTTACCATAGCCCTTGACAATCGAAATAGAGGTAACCATAATCCGTAACAATTAGATAGTCTGCGTCATTGCGCTTGCCGCACGCGCAGCCCAAACACAAGGCCCGCCGGTTCATTCCTGCGGGCTTTTTCTTTGCTACCAATGGAAACTATCCACAAACAACTTGCCGACGTTGGACTGGCTCCGGTGGTCTATGCCCCGTCTGGGCTTTGTGTCAGCGGACCAGATGGGGCTGTATTGATGCCGACAAACTGCTGGGATGATGTGGTCCTGCATCCAGCCATGACAGTTGACGGGCAAATTCTGGTGAGTGCGTATCCAATCGACAGGTTGATCGATGGCAACTGAAGACGACACTTTGAGGGATGCCCGCGCCGCATTCGATGAATGTGTCGAGGCGGAGGCGCAGAATCGTGCAGAAGCCATTGACGACCTGCGATTTGCTCGCATGGGGGAGCAATGGTCTGATATCGACCGCAAGAACCGCGAGCGAGAAGGCCGCCCTTGCCTGACTATCAACCGGCTGCCGTCGTTCATCCGCCAGGTGGTTAATGACTCACGGCAGAACAAGCCAGCCATCCGCTGTAAGCCGGTAGACGATAATGCTGATCCTGAAACGGCCGAGATCATCAATGGCTTGATCCGCAATATCGAATACAGCAGCAATGCGGATATCGCCTACGATACCGCTGTTGAATTCGCCGTGTCGGCTGGGGTTGGTTATCTGCGCGTTGATATGGACTACGCGCACGATGACACCTTTGATATGGACCTGCGGATAGAGCGGGTGGCTAATGCATTCTCGATCTATGGCGATCCGTTCAGTACAGCGGCAGACTCTTCCGACTGGTTGCGGGCGTTCGTCGTCGATACCATGTCAAAGGATGCCTTCCGCAAGAAGTGGAAGGGCGCAGATGAGGTTGACTGGGAGGCGCTAGGCTACAACGGGCTACAGGCTCCGTGGTCTGAAGATGAGACCATACAGGTAGCAGAGTGGTGGACGCGCGAGGAAGTGTCGCGCAAGATCGTCCAGCTATCGTCCGGAGAAATCATGGACGCGGCCCGCTACCAGCAGAACAAGGATGTTTTCGACCTGATCGGCATGACGGTTACCGGCGAGCGCGCCACGAAGTCGTGGAAGGTGCGCCAACGCATCATGACCGGCGCGGAAATCCTCGAAGACAACCCGTGGCCAGGCATCTACATCCCGATCATTCCCGTCTATGGCGAGGAAGTGAATATCGAAGGCAAGCGAACGTTTCGCAGCTTGATCCGTGACGCCAAAGACCCGCAGCGGATGTTCAACTATTGGCGCACGACCAGTACGGAATTGGTTGCACTGGCCCCGAGAGTTCCCTTTATCGGCCCTCGAGGCGCGTTCGCCACCGATGCGGCGAAATGGGCCACAGCCAACAGCGTAAGCCATCCGTTCATCGAATACGACGGACCGCAACCACCACAGCGCCAACCCCTTGATACTGGTAGTGCTGCCGGGGCGCTGCAAGAGGCCATGGCCGCTTCTGATGACATGAAGTCGATTATGGGACTTTATGACGCATCTCTTGGCCAACGAAGCAATGAGACATCCGGGCGGGCGATCCTGGCCAGGCAAAGGGAGGGCGACACGTCGACCTTCCACTTCATCGACAACATGAGCCGCGCCATTAGGCACACCGGGCGAATCCTGGTTGATCTAATCCCGAGCGTCTATTCCGGGCAGCGTGTTTTGCGTATTCTCGGCGAGGATGGCACCAGCAGGAATGTGGCGGTAAATCAACCAGCGCAACCACAGATGGACCAGCAAGCGCCTGTAATGACGGTTGGGCAGGAAACGCCACAGCAAGAAGGCCAGGAGACGCAACAAGCTATTGCCCGAGCTTACGATTTGACTGTTGGTCGATATGACGTGACGGTGGAAGCTGGGCCGAACTTCACGACAAAGCGCGAAGAGGCGGCCATGCAAATGACGGAACTCTTGCGCGCCTATCCTGCTGCGGCTCCGATCATGATGGACCTCATGGTCAAAAACCTGGACTGGCCTGGCGCTGAAGAGATTGCGCAGAGGTTCAAGGCCATGCTGCCTCCTGCTGTACAGGGACAGAATCCACAGATGGCCGAGGCGCAGCAGCAAATGCAGCAGATGGGCCAACACATCCAACAAGTGGAGCAAAAGCTGGCCTTCGAGCAGGGGGACAAGAGCGTGGAGGCGCGCAAGTTGGATATCGCCGCTTTCGATGCGGAAACCAAGCGCCTGCAAGTGATGCAGGCCGGCATGAATCCGCAGGAAATACAAGCTTTGGTCATGCAGACCGTGATGCAAGTGCTTTCCGGGCCAAATCTCGTTGGCATGCCACCAACGCCGCCACCCACACCCAGCACGTCACAGCAAATACAGCCGCCTACGGGCGGCTTTTCTTTTCCAGGGTAGCCGCCTGCCCCATTGGCCTCCGTCGTGAGACGCGCCTTATTCCTCTCTGGCGAGCAGAGAGAGGAATTTGACTGGAGTCAATCCGCATGGATGCAGTAGATACGACCAACCCGGATGTCTCGGAAGTTCCCGAGGAAGCACAGGGAGTCGATACCGAAGCCGAGCAGCAAACGCCAGAGCTTGACGAAAACGGTGAACCCATCGAGCAGGTGGAAGCCGATCCCGACGAAATCGAGGATGAACTTGACGGCATCAAGGTCAAGGGCAAAAAGGATTTGGTCGAGAAGCTGAAGGCCGAACGGTTGATGCATGCCGACTACACCCGCAAGACGCAGGAAGCCGCCGAAATTCGACGGGCTGCGGAAGCGGAGCGCACGCAATACGCGCAAGCCAACGCCGAGCAAGTCAGGGCAATGGCAACCCTTGTCAGCATGGATCAGCAGTTGCAGCAAATGCAGCAGATTGATTTCCAGGCACTGAACCAACAAGACCCTGTGAAGGCGCAGGAGTTGTTTTTTCAGATGCAGCAGTTGAAGGACAACCGGCAGCAGTTTGCCGGACAGTTGCAGCAGATGGAACAGCAGCGAACTTTCGAGGCGCAGCGACTTGTCGCCAAGCAAATCGAAGAAGGCGATGCGGTCCTTAAGCGCGACATCCCCGGATGGGGGCCTGAAGTGGGCAAGAAGGTGTTTGATTTTGCGACAAAGGAGTTGGGGGCCAACCCAGGCGCATTGTCGAACCTTACCGACCCAGTGCTAGCCAAGGCGTTCTATTACGCCATGGTAGGCAAACAGGCCCTTGCGAAACAAAAGGAAGGTGCGCGATCCACACCTGATCCGATCAAGCCAGTCAGCAAGGTTTCCGGCAACAACGCCGGCGCCAGCAAGGACATGAACAGGCTATCGGTTGATGAGTGGATGCGCGCTCGCAATGACCAACTTCGTAAATCGAAAGGGCGTTAAACCATGGCTAATACCATTCTCACCCCGAGCATGATTACGCGTGAAGCACTGCGTATCTTGCACCAGAAGCTAACGTTTGTCGGCAACATCAACCGGGCTTATGACGACTCGTTCGCCAAGACCGGCGCAAAGATCGGCGACACCCTCAAGGTCCGCTTGCCCAACCAATACACGGTTCGCTCCGGCAAGACCCTGAGTACCCAGGACACCACGGAAAACCAGGTGCCGCTGCAAATTGCCACCCAAAAGGGTGTCGATACCACGTTTTCGAGCGCGGAGCTTACGCTGTCTCTGGATGACTTCAGCCAGCGCATTCTGCAACCAGCGATGTCTGTGCTCGCGGCCAACATCGAAGCGGATGCGATGAGCATGTGGCTTGACGTGTACAACAACGTCAACAACATCGGTTCCGCCGTCACCTTCAACAAGCTGCTGACGGGTCGCAAGGTGCTCAACGACAACCTTACGCCGCTCGATGACAACCGCACCGCCCTGCTGAACACCCAGGATAACGTCGACCTGATCGACGCGCTCAAGGGCCTGTTTCAGGATTCGTCCGCCATTGCCAAGCAATACAAGGAAGGCGGAATGGGCCGGACGGGTGGCTTCGAGTTCTACGAATCGAGCCTCGCCCCGACGCAGCAAACCGGCACCGCCCTGACGGCCACGACCTATACGGTCAACGGTGCGGTTACAGCTAACGGTTCGTCTTCCGTCGTCGTGGCAACTGGCGCGACCACCTTCAAGAAGGGCGATATCTTCACGGTCGTTGGTTGTAACCGCGTCCATCCCGAGACCAAGGCGGATACCGGCGTCCTGCAACCGTTCGTTGTTACGGCCGACTATGCGGGCGGCGCGGGTACGCTGAACTTCTCTCCCGCCATCTACACCTCGACGGGTATGCAAAACGTCGTGGCGGCGGGTATGGCAAACGGTTCGGCAATCGCCAAGATCGGCGCGGCTTCGACCATCTACAAGCCATCGCTGGTCTTCCACAAGGACGCATTCACTTTCGCCACCGCCGACTTGGTGTTGCCGAAGGGGGTGCACTTTGCGGCGCGGGAAGTCTACGACGGGATCAGCATGCGGATCGTCCAGGCATACGACATCAGCAACGACGTGATGCCTTGCAGGCTCGATGTTTTGTATGGATTTAAGACCATCCGTCCCCAGTTGGCAGCGCGCATTCTGAGTAACTAGCGTTGTAAGTGTTGCGCCTCCTATGCCACGCTGAATTTATCGGTATGGCATAGGAAGGCCAAACAACAACCCGCTCCGGCGGGTTTTTTTATGGGGGAATAGCGTGGAATATCCGAAAACCCTGTTCCGCTCCGGGTGGGCAGATCTCGATGATTATGTCATCGTTTGGTCTGCTGATGAGGAATCCGTGGCCCGCAGTAAAGGGATGGCCGGGATAGATGAAGCTCAGGATCAAGCCCCGGTGGTGATTACCGATACTGATGTTGCGCCGAAGCGTCGTGGTCGCCCGGCCAAGGTCGTCTCGCGATGACGATTGCCAATTACACCGATCTGAAGTCGGCTGTCTCAGCGTGGATGCACCGCACCGACCTGGATTCGCGCATCCCTGACTTCATCGCACTAGCCGAGCCGAAGATCAATTACGACATCGGCGACATTTTGCTGTTGTTGTCTGAATCCACCATTACGACATCGACTGGGACGCGCAAATACGCTGCCCCTGATGGATTCCTTCGGCTGGAGTACGTCTATCGCCGCGAACCTGCGTCGACGCCAATGCAGATCGTATCGTCTCGGTCGCTGGCGGAAAAGTACGCCCATGAGCAATACACCAGCATCCCTCAGCAAATTGCCTTCGATGGGGAAAACCTGGTCTTGCACCCGACACCGAACGGCGCATTCACCATCGACTACACCTACCAAAACGAGATAGCGAAGCTGTCCGATTCGGTGCCGACCAACGAGATTCTGACGCGATTCCCTGGCTTGTACCTCAACGGCGCTTTGTATCAGGCCGCAATGTTCATTGGCAATGACAAGGACGCTGCGAAGTGGCAAGCAGAGTACCAGGCCGCGCTACAGAACGCCCGCAGCATCGACTACATGGGCAATGCCAAGTTGCGGACGAACATCCCGACAAGCGGGAACTCATTCAACTTTTACGCGGGTGACTAGCCCATGGGCCTCGAAACTGCCACCTACATAAGCGACCTGAACGCAGCAAACCCTCTCGGCGGCGATCAGAAAAGCCAGGGCGACGAACATCTCCGCCTGTTGAAGGCTGTCATCAAGGCGACCTTCCCGAACGTGGCCGGAGCGGTGACGCCGACCCATACGGAACTGAACTACGTCGACGGCGTGACCAGTGCCATTCAGACGCAAATCGACGCCCTGGTGCTCGGCTCTTACCCGGCGCTGGTCATTACCCACCTGACCGGCAACACCACGCTATCGAGCAACCTGGCCTATTCCTACACCGCGTCCGGCCTGACGCTCACATTGCCTGCGGCTCCGGCCAGCGGCGACAAGATAACGATTTTCAACATGAGTACCAATGTCGATTGCATCGTCGGCCGGAACGGCAAAAACATCATGGGCAGCGCGGCAGACATGACGATCAACCTGCCGAATTGCGCGGTGACCCTGATCTATGTAAATAGCAATAGCCAAGCGGATTGGAGGATTGTGTAATGAGCACGTTGAGCCAATTTGCCGGCGGCGGCATCAAGTCGATACAGCGGGGGACGATTAGCGTCCTTTGCACTGCCGGAACTAATTCCGCAACAGCCACGATAACATCTATTGACACATCGAAATCTGAAGTCAGTTTGCTAGGCGCGTCCGGGGCTACATCAGGTTCGTATGCTGGATTTATACGGGTAGAACTGACCAACGCGACCACAGTGACAGCGTATTACGTTGGTGCCGGGGTAAGCGGATCAATCAGCATCGGCTATCAAGTCGTGGAGCGATACTAATGCCATACGCTCAACTCAATAGCGACAACATCGCCCAAGCCGTAACCGACCAGCCAATCGGCATTCCGTGCGAGTGGTCGGACATCGGACGGCATTGGAACGGCAGCGCATTCGAGGCTGTTCCCGTGGCGCCAGGTGCGCAATCCCTCTCGCCGCGCCAGTTCCGGCAGGCATTGACCGCTGCGGGCCTCCGGGCAGCCGTTGAAGCCGCTGTCGCTGCCGCAGATCAAGACACCCGCGATTGGTACGGCTACGCGACCTCGTTTGAGCGCGGCAATGCGGTGCTGATCGCCATGGCGACGGCGATGGGCAAGACCGATGCCGATATCGACGCGTTGTTCGCACTGGGGGCGACGCTGTGAGCGGATGGGTGCCTCGCGGGCGCGACCTCTACTTCGTTCCGCCCGATGTCGGCGGTTCGGTGCGTATCAGCGAAATCGACTGGGTCGAAGCGCTGTCGCAAAACTCCGCCGAAGGCTGCGTCCATGTGGCTATCGGTAATGGCAACTATGCGCCTTATGGTGCCTTCAGCGGTTCCAGAACGTCTGACGGCGGCGGTATCGGGCACATGTCGCTGGCCTATCAGGATCGCGCCATTCCTGGTGGTGGCGCCTGGGGCCATTACGTCGAATCCTTCGTCGCCCGGCTGGCCCACCCAGACAATACGGCCTTCGGCGTCGAGTACGGCATCATCAACAAGCGGCAGAGTTGCGCCGACATCAACCCATACTACATCAGCGCGGCCGGCATCGTGGATGGCATCCGCGTCGGCGTCGGTAAGCCGGGTTGCGGCGGGCAGGAAATTTCCAGCTTGATGACCTTCGCCAACGTCGAAGGCGCGGCCACATCTATCGCCCGCAAGGGGCTGGTCTTTGCGGTTGACGTGCTGAAGTTCATCAACGGCGTGGCCAACGCGATCAACTTCGCCATGGGGCATGCGATCCGCTGGTTCGACCAGTATGGCAAGCCAGGCCCGTCGATTTACGCCGAGGCAGGCGGCAATGCCGACTTCGCCAGCCATATCAAATTCACTAACGGAGCGATCCACTTCACGGACGCCGCCGGAGCGCATCAATTCAGCTTCAACACCATCACCGGCAATCTCTATCTCGGCAACACCGGATGGAGCACGGCGCCGCTGAAGAACTACGTCGGATCGGTAAGCCTGTACGTCGGTGGGCGGAAGTTCCGCGTGCCACTTTATGAGGACTAGCCATGGGCATGATTAACGCAGGGCAAACCGTCACCAACGCGGCGGGAACCGGCCTCGACGCCAACGGCAACCTGTTGCCGGGCTGGAAATATATGACCTACAGTAACGGCGTCGGCATGGGCACACCGCAGCAGATCGGCGCCATCGGCAACCTCGGCCAGACGGTGACGGACAACGCACCGCCCGCCGCTGGCACCTATAACCCGGCCATCACGGCGGGGCCGCAAACGCAGGCGGCTCCTTCATGGGCCAACGCGCAGCAGGTCAATTCGCCCTACGCACAGACCTACAAGCGGCAAATCTCCGGCGATTTCAACCGTTCGAGCATGGGCATGATGCCCTCCTTCTTCGGCGGGATGACGACCAATCCCTACGGCAGCCAAAGCGGCGGCATGTGGGGCGGCCAGCAGCAGAACATTGGCGGCTATGGCTACGGCAATCTCGGCTTTGGCGGCTATGGCCAGCAGCAGAATTATGGCGGCGCACTCGGACAGCAACAGGGCGGCTATTCCGCTTATGGCGGGGCGCAGAATCCCTATGGCCAGGTGGTCTACCGGCGCGGGCTGCTTGGCTAAACGTCGTGCCCCTGATCGTAATCAAACCTGTTGGCGGTGGCGTCAACAAGGACTTGTCGTCCCATGAGTTGCCGCCCCAGGCATGGACCGATGCGCGGAACATCCGCTTTCTCGATGGGTTGGCTAGTCAAATCTACGGCCAATCCGCCGTCTATGATCCGCCATCGGTAGCGCCGTATCACGTCCTGCCGATCTCAGTGGCCGGCGTGCGTTATTGGCTGTACGCGGGAACCGGCAAGATTTACGCGGTCAATGGGACCATTCATACCAACCTGACGCGATCAGTAGGGGGAGACTATTCCGGCGCGGCGAATGCGTGGACGTCTTCCGTGCTGGGCGGCATTCCCATCCTGAACGATGGGAGCGGCGCGAATTATCCGCAATGGTGGTCGCTGAATCTGGCCGCCAAGTTCGCCGACCTGACCAATTGGCCGGCGAATACCTACTGCAAGGCACTGCGCACTTACAAGAACTATCTGGTCGCGCTGAACGTGACCAAGAGCGGGGCGAGCTATCCATTCATGGTCAAGTGGTCGCACCCGGCCGACCCAGGGGCGCTACCAGCGACATGGGACCCGGCCGATGCCACCAAGGATGCCGGCGAGGACAATCTGTCAGAAGGGCAGGATGCGATTGTCGATGGTCTGCAACTGCGCGACGCCTTCATGATCTACAAGGAATCGTCCGTCTGGCGGATGGACTACATCGGCGGAACGTATGTCCATCGCTTCCAGAAGGTTCTCGGGCAATCGGGGGCATTGGCGCGGAACTGCATTGCCGAACTCGACGGGCGGCACTTCGTCCTGACGGGATCGGATGTCATCCTGCATGACGGCGTATCTGCGAATAGTGTCCTTGACAAGGCATCCCGTCGCTGGCTGTTCGCCAATCTCGACGCCAACAATTACCAAAAGTCGTTCGTGTTCAAAAACCCGTACATGAACGAGGTAATGGTTTGCTTCCCGCAGGCGGGTTCGACTGTGCCGAATATGGCTATGGTGCTGAACTACGTCGACAACACGGTCAGCTTCCGCGACATCCCGTCGCTGAACCACGCGAACGCGGGCTTGATGGAAAGCGGTCTCGGCTCGACGACATGGGACTCCGATAGCACGACTTGGGATTCGGATATTACGCTGTGGGATCAACTCGACTTCACGCCCGACGCGGCGCGGGTGTTGATGGCGGGCAGCAGCAGCAAGCTATACCTGCTCGATTCCGGCGCGACTTTCGATGGGTCGGCCATTAGCAGCTACATGGAACGGCGTGGCCTGTCGTTCGATGCTCCGGAGCAAATGAAGCTCGTTCGCGGCATCCGGCCACGGATTCGCGGCATCAACGGGCAGACCGTTATCGTCAAGGTTGGCTATGCCAGTGAACCCTACAACGATCCAACATGGGGCGCGACGATGACCTACACCATAGGCCAGACGGTGGCCTGTGACTGCCTTGTCTCGGGCCGCTATATCGCCATTAGATTCGAGACGGGAACAGCGACGCAATGGCGCCTGGATAGCTACGACGTGGACGTCGAAGCAACAAGCAATTGGTAATTTGGGAGGTATGACAAATGGCTTCAGCTAACTTTACAAACTTTACCCGCGCCCTGGCAACTGCCGGGCACAACTTCTCCTCGGATACGCTGAAGGTTCTCCTAGTATCGAGCATCCCAAGCGAGGCCAACCTGGATGCCTGGGCCAATCGCTCCGATGTCACCAATGAAATTACCGGCACTGGATATTCCGCCGGAGGTATTGCACAGGCATACACGCTGGATGCACTGGATACGACAAACAATCGCCAGTCGATCACCTTGACCAACATTTCGAGCGGCTGGACGGCTTCGACCTTCTCTGCGGTCGGCTGCATCGTCTACAAAAATTCCGGGGCGGCTGCCACGGACAAGCTGATTGCGTTCGTCGATTTCAGTGGAACGATTTCCTGTACGAATGGCACGTACTCCATTACCTATACCTCTTCCATTTACATCAACCGATAAGAGTTAATTATGGCCACCTATATCGAACTCCATGGACTGCGCGGCGCCACCGGCGCTGATACGCTTCAACAAAAGATCGCCGTCGCCATTTGTGTCAAGGCCAACGCCCTGGCCAAGGCAACGCCCACAGCCGCCCAGCGCGACTGGGCCAAGGCCGCGCTCGCCAATCCTGAGGCTTACGTCGGGATCGTCCTCAACTACATCCTGGCTGACTACAACACCGCCACCATTGCTGCCATCACCGGAGCGACTGACGTGCAGGTGCAGGGCGCGGTGGATGCTGCCGTCAATACGCTGCTCGGAGTCTAATCATGGCCATCGGCACCAACGACGCCATCCGCAAGTTCGGCACGCAGACGACCGTTTCGGCGGGTGGCGGCACGTCGGCGGTGGCGGCCACGGCGGGCACCTACTCGGCGGCTGGCGATGCCGCAACATGGACCAACACCGACGATGCGCCGCTAGCTTCTTTCGTGCTGACTATGCAGTACCCGAGCGGCACGATTACGACTGGCGGAATTCAGTTGATGGCGCGATTGATGAATATCGACGGCACTACGGACAATCCGGCGGTGACGACCAACTGGACCGGCGCGGCGCTGGGTTCGTTCCTGACCGGCACCGGGATGTCCGCCACCACGAACTACGCGTTGAACATTGGCCCGGTTGAACTGCCGACGACAAAAAGCGGGCAGGAATATGAGTTCTACCTAATCAACAATTGCGGGGTGCAGATCACTGCCGGATGGACGCTGAAGATTACACCCTGCACTGACGGACCGAAGGCGTAATAATGTCGTTCGCACTGCGACTTGGACCTCTGATCAGAGGCTATCAGCCGGATCCTGGCAAACGCCTAGTCGCCAGTTACGCCTATTTGCCCGGTGGCATCGCTGTTTGCAACGCGCCCATGCCAATCAACTCAGTCAATGGAAAACTGCCAGACATCCAAAAAGGTATCGGTTCGTCAGGGGTAGGGGGGTTCGGTAAATGGAAAACAGGGTACGACGGAGGGACGGGATTGGCGTGCGACAAGGCGTCGTGTGTCTTGGGAACGTCTTTCACATTGATCGCGGTATTTGATGGCTCTAAAACAGGAAGCGTGTTAACGCCAATACTCGGTGGTGACGATAGCGGAAATCGGCAGTTTCAGTTCCGACTGACCGCCAGCAACACGCTGGAATTCATCCGGTTCAATACGTCCGGCACCAACTATTCCGTATCGGTTGCTGCCGCCTCCCGGCGTGGCGTGTTCATCGCTCGGTCCAATGGGAACAGCTTCGACTGTTTCGCCAATGGAATAAAAAGTTCGTCCGGGACTATAGCGGCTGGCAGCCCGCAGCCAGTTACAAAGATTGCGGCCAATGGTAAATTTTCATTTGATGCAGCGCCACAAGTCGGCGATGAGATTTATGCCTATGTGGGCATCCCGCGCGAGCTAAGTCTCCCCGAGGTTATGGGGATCTCCATCAATCCCTGGCAGGTCTTCGCGCCATGACGATTCGGAGGCTGTTCATTGTTGCTGGCGGGGCTGGTGGTACAGGTAACGGAACGCTATCGGCAGTCTCATTAGCACCACCAGCGGGGAATGCATCTGCCAGTTCTGTGGCGTCTGGGGCGCTTGTTGCAATTGCCCTTGGTGTATTAACTGCAACCGCTGTTGGCACCTCGAATGGTTCCGCAAGTGGCTCATTGGCGTCTGTTGCGCTATCAGTGCCAACGGGATCGGCAACGGGAACTTCTGGTGGGAGTGCTACCGCAACCGGCGCGTTGTCCGCGCTTGCGTTGTCTGCGCCAACGGCCAGCGCGTCGGCATCGTCGGTGGCCAGCGGCTCGATTCATTCCGTATCGCTATCGGCGCCGTCCGGCTATGCCTACGTCCCAGGCGCGGCGGCGGTGGTCCGGGGCAGCATCGCCAGTGTCTCCTATGTTCCAGGCATCCCGCCGGAGAATCTGGACGACGTTAGGCGCTTCCTGTCGGATGAGTTGGGCAAGGTCGCGGCGGCGATTGCGCTGCTGTCCGCCGGGCATATCGACCAGACGACCGTATCCCCGGCGCGACCGAGGGAGGGCGACATACGGCTGGCCGATGGGGCGGCTTGGAATCCGGGGAGCGGGCAAGGTGTTTATGCCTACTACAACTCAGCGTGGCACTTGTTAGGGTAAAACCATGGCATACCAGATCATTCAGAAGAACGGCGTCCCGACGGCGGTTATCGACGGGCAGGAATATCCCTTGTTGAACAACTTCGACACCGGAGAGGTCATGCCGAGCGGGTCGAATGGCGGATACGTGAAGACCGGGCCGAACAGCGGCTATTACATCAATGGGGCCTTCGCGGGCGGCCCGATCCACGACCTAGGCCTATCGAAACAGGACGACATGCAGGCATACATCGCGGCCGGCAAACGGAATGGCGAAGACGGCTGGCTGAACAAGATCATGCCCGCCGTTGCCCTGGCTGGTTTCGGTGGTATTGGCGCGGCCGCTTATGGGGCTGGTGTCGGCATGGCGGGGTCTGGGGCGGCTGCTCCGGTAGTTGGTGGCGCTGCGTCGGTTGGCGCCGGGACGGCTCCGGTCTATTTCGATGCCGGCCTCGGCGGGTTTGTCGATGCCGCCACCGGCATGGCCGTCCCAACCACACAGGCGGCTTCGATGATCGACGCGGCGGTCACTGCCGGGACGATGACGCCCGCCGAAGCCATGTCGGCGATGACGAATTACGCCAACACCATGGCGCCGACGGCGTTTGCCGGTGGTGCGGGCGCTGGCGCCGGGATGTCGTTGCCGGGGTGGCTTGACGCGGCAAAGTCAGGAGTCAGCAACTTGTTTAACGGTGGCGGCGGATCTTCTGGTTTGTCTGCTGCGGCATCCGGTGCTGGCTCGCTTGCCTCTGGCCTGCTTAGCGGCAATGGCGGACTCGGCGCAATTGCGGGGGGCCTGCTGGCTGGGTCGTCTCTTGGCCAGAGCAAGCAGGCCGGAACCACCACAACGACGAACGTCCCATGGGAGCCGATGCAGCCCTATCTGACCAGCTTGGCCGCCGATGCCAAATCTCTCTACAACCAGAACAAGGGCACGCCGCAGACGATGACCAATATCGCCAATCTGGCCACGCAGAACGCGATGGGGTATCAAGACCTGTCCGGGATGGGTCGGGATATGGCGTACCAGGCAAATAACGGCATGTTCGACCCGGTGCTAGGCTACGTCAATGACGTGTCGGCCCGTGGCGGATTCGCTTCCATGGGCGACCTCGATCCGTCGGGCGCCTATGCGCGCATGCTCTCCGGGCAAGTCTCGCCCTATGTCGATCAGCAGGCGAAGGCGATCATGGATCAAGCCAACCAGAATTTGAGCCTGAACGTGATGCCGTCCATCCGTTCCGGGGCGCAATCGGCGGGGCAGTACGGATCGAGCCGGCAGGGGATCGCCGAGGGCGTGGCGGCCGGACTGAGTAACCAGGGAGTGGCCCAGTCGCTAGCCAACCTTTACGGCAATGCGTGGAATACGGCACAGAACCAGATGGGCAACGCTGCCAGCCAGTTGGGCCAGATGGGCAACGCGAACCAGCAATACAACGCGCAGCTTGGCTTGAACCGGAACAGCCAGAACATGAGCGCGGCGCAGCAGGCACTCAGTGCGCGACAAACCGGCATGAACCTTGGCACGTCGTCTTATGGACTGGGGAATGGCGCCCTGACCGATGCCTACAACATGCAGAACAACCTCAACCAATACCCGTGGCAGAACGTGAAGAACTACCAGGGCGTAGTCGCACCGCTGGCCGGCATGGGGTCAAGTCAATCGACGCCTTACTACACCAACCAGGCAAACAACATCCTGGGCGGTGCGCTGGCGGGTTACAAGCTGTTTGGAGGCTGAAATGGGACTACTAAACGCAATGGATTCCCCTGAAATGGGGCTGGCTATGGGCCTGCTCTCCGCTGGCGGGCCGTCTCGGATGCCGATTAGTCTGGGTCAAGGATTGGCGCAGGGGTATCAAGGGTATCAGCAGGCGCAACAAGCGCAGCAGGCAGAAGAGTTGCGCAAGTTGCAACTGAAGCACTTGCAAATGCAGATGGACGCCGAAGCGCAGATGAAGCCGCTTCAGATTCGTGAGGCGCTAGCCAAGCAAGCGATGAACGAGGCATTGATGCGCCGATTTGGTGTCGGCGGCGGTCAGCAGGCACAAGCGGGCCTTTCTCCCTCTGCGCCTGGCCTGTCTCAGTCTTCGGCTGCGATGTTCGGCCGACCAGAGTTGGCTACGCCGGAGGATAACCAACTAAATCCAGCCAATCCAAGCCGACCGCTAGATGCCTTCTCAAAAATTCCCGCCGAGGCCGCATTGCTTGAATTGGTAAATAACGGCGGAAAGGAGTTGGGGAAGTGGGCGTATGAGTCGAACAAGCCGAACATGCAGATGCACAACGGCGTCGCTTTCGATATGAATCAGGTACGTCCAGGATTCCAGCCCGGCATTACCACGAGCCAGAACGGTCAAACAGCGATGACGATCATCGGCCCTGATGGATTCCCGCGCATCGTTGCGCCACAAGGCGCTCCCGAGTTGTATCAAGCCTATCGCCGCGCCGATGAAGCGGCGAAGGCGGGCTTCGATGTACAGACGGTCACGCCTCCGTCAGGGCGTCCGGTGATGACTACTAGGGGCAATATCGTCAATCAGATCGGGCGCACCGATCCAACTTTCCCGCGTGTGTCGGCGACCGAACAAGCCGCACGCGACGATGATCGCCGGTCAATCATCAAGAGCGAACTGAAGACCAATCCGAACGACCCATTCCTGCAAAAAGAGGCGCAAGGCATGGGGATTCCCCTTCAGTCTGAAGAGGAAAAGGCGCGCACTGCGGCCGTGGTCGATGTCGATAAGCAGCGGGCGATTGAACAGCAGAAGAAAGGGCAGGGTCAGCAAAACCTGCTTGTTCCCCTGGAGGAAATCCGCAACCGGCTCGCCAATCCTGAAATGGTCCTCGGCAACGATCCGGCATCGAGGGCGAAGATGCTGGGCCACAACTACGGCATGCAGACGCGGGCGACCATCAACACGCAGCGCATTCGTGAGTTGGCCAATCAATTGACCTTGGCGAACGGTTCGCTAGGGGCTGGAGTGTCGAACGCCGACCGAGAAACCTACGAACGAGCTTATGGCCAATTCGCTGAAGCTAAGAGCCACGCGGACATGCTTGATGCCGTTGATACAATGACCAGGATCGCCCAGAAGTATATCGGCATGGACACAAATACTCGTGGCGCGCTGGGTAGCGGCAACGCAACAGCCGGCGCGACCCGGCGATACAACCCGGCAACCGGGAGGATCGAGTAATGCCGCAACTCATTAACGTGCCGAACTACGGGATGGTCGAATTCCCTGATGGCATGTCGGATAACGACATTGTTGATGCGATCAAAAGGTCGGCAATGGATTACGCCAAACCGGCCAAGGTCGATCCCTACAAGCAGACCGCGCAATCGGACTCGACCATCGACAATCTGCTGGCTGGCGTCGGCGGGGCGATGAAGGGCTTGTATCTAGGCGGGAAGCAACTGCTCGGCAAGGCGGATCAGGCCGAGATCGCCGACCACCGGGCCGCCATGTCGGGACTGAGATCCACGACGGCCGGAACCATTGGCGAGATTGCCGGCACCGCCGTCCCTGCTGCTGCCGCTGCGTTGGTTCCTGGTGCCAATACCTATATCGGAGCCGCACTGACCGGGGCGGGGCTTAACGGCCTTCAGCCATTGGCGACTGATGACAATCGGGCATGGGAGGCAGCGAAAGGCGCTGGTTTCGGCTTGCTTGGGCAGGGGGTGGCGAATATAGCCGGCCGGGTCGTCAAGCCGGTGCAGGCCGTGCAGACGCCGACCGATACCGCTCTTGTTCAAAAAGCCAAGGACATGGGGATGAACTTGAGTGCTGCGCAGGAGACCGGCAGCAAGCCGCTGCGCTGGATCGACTCGGCACTCGACAACCTGCCCTATACCGCAGGGCAGCAGGCGGCGAGAAAAGCCGATCAGCGAGCCATATGGCAGCGCGCAGCCCTGAAGCAGGCTGGCGCGGATGCCGATGCGGCGACCACCGACGTTATGGGGCAGGCCAAACAACGACTTGGTGACACATTTAATTCGTTGTCGGCCAAAACTCAGAACGTGGCGCTGGGCGATGACTTCCTGAATGCAATCAGCGCCATTGACGCCAAAAAGACGCCCTTCAGCGTCGGGGTTGATTCGGTAATCGATAAGGCGCTCGAGTTGGCGGCCCAAGGAAAAATTTCCGGGCGGGAGTACCAAAACGTCAGGACGAGTTTGACCAATGCGTCAAAGGGCGCATGGGCGAGCAACCCGGAACTCGGCCAGGCGTTGAAGTCGCTACGCGGGGCGCTTGACGATGCGGCGGAATCCTCTCTAGCGCCGGCGGATCGGGCGTTATGGGGCGAGGCAAGGGCGCAATATCAGGCGTTGAAGTCGATACAGAAGGCCGTCGACCCAACAACCGGAGCGATCAGCCCAAAGAAACTGGTCAATGAACTTGGCCGGAGCAACCCGAACGGCATGGTATATGGCCAGGGCGATCAAACCATGCCGAATATCGCCAGGGTAGGTAAGCAGTTCATCGCCGAGACGTTGCCTGATTCTGGAACGGCTCAACGTAGCTGGTATATGAACATGCTACAGAATCCAACGGCCGGCATTGGCGGGTTGCTGGGATTCCTGCACGGCGGGCCGGCTGGGGCAGTGGTGGGAACGGCTGCCGGCGCTGCCACCCCGCTTGCTATGCAGCGGGCGTTGTGGTCCGGTGGGCGATATCTGCGGCGCGGACTACTCGACCCGGAAGTAGCGCAGAACGTCACCCGGCCGCTAGTGATGGCCGCCCCGATTGGCCTTCTTTCCGAACTCGGTAAATAGCAGGGTCTTAACTTTCCCGTCAGGGATCACTCGCTTAAACAGCAGTTTCAACGGCAAGACGATCAAGCCGAGGAAGATCAGCGCAAACAGCGGGCGAAACAGGATAGCAATTGTCGTAGCCATAGGCCGCCATCGTGCGGCCTTTTCATTTCACAGTCAAGGAACCCACGATGCCGGAAAAAGACCCGCTTGCTTACGGACTGCTGACTTATGGCTGGGTGACATTCCTCGCATCCTGGGGTGGCGTGGTCTCATTCATGCGGAAACGCAGGGAGGGCATGGTGCGCTCGATCAATTTCACGGAGCTTATCGGCGAGATAGTCACCAGCGCCTTCGCTGGCGTCATCACCTTTTGGCTGTGCGAGGCGGCGGGATTTCAACCGTTGATTACGGCGGCTTTGGTCGCTATCTCAGGCCATATGGGGTCGCGGGCCATCTTCCAGATTGAGAAATGGGCGGAGACCCGCCTGCCCGAGGTGAAGTGATGGGCACGGTCTATGTTTGCGACTCAACCGTGTGCCCGCTGCGTAGTGGGTGCAAAGTCCATAATTGGACTCCTGGGACTACCATGCACATCACGCACTTTAGGCCGCAGGAGGAATTCAGCGGTGAGTGTCCGCACTACCTGCCTCTAGACAGAGATGCACAGCCGGCGCGGAGGCCATGGTGATGGACGACTGGATCACCGCCCATTTCCGTCTTTCAGAATTCACACGCAGCGAATATGCCATTAGACACGGAATTGACAACACCCCGCCTGCCGACGTGCTCTCGCGTCTCGTGGTGCTTGCGGATGGGCTTGAAAGGGTGCGGGCTGTTCTCGGCGTGCCCGTTTATATCCAGAGCGGTTACCGAAGCGGCATCGTCAATGCCGGGATCGGCGGCCAACGAAACAGCCAGCATTGTCTAGGCGAGGCCGTCGACTTCGTTGCGCCGGCCTACGGCCCCCCTCTCGATATCTGTCATGCCATTCTCGATCATGAGGAGTTGCTGGATTTCGATCAACTCATCAACGAGGGAGCGTGGACGCATGTGTCTTTCACGACCCGTAGCCGTCCGCGTGGCCAGGTGCTCACTGCTCACTTCGACGGTGGCCATGTCACTTACTCGGATGGACTGCGCTGATGCCTGAATTGCTCCCACCCTATTGGCCAGACTTTGGCGTTACCGGCTGGACCGTCGCGGTCGGCATCTGGATATTGGCCGTCATTCTGATTGTGCTCATGGGCACGCCACCGAAGGATTGAATGTGCATGAAAACGAAGACGGCGGCCGACCCGGCACGGAATACGACCCACATTGTCTACGGTGCGATGTTGATCCGGCAGAATGCGACGGCTGGCCCCCTGCCGGCCTTGAAGACGCGTACATCCGGATCGCTGGGCACAAGCCAGCGCACGGAATCATGCGCTCCGCCTGGGAACACGGCTACGCAATTGCCTGTCGGATATGGGATGCGTGTCTTCAGTGGCGGGAGGGGCGCTTGAAGTGATACCACTAGTCTACCAATTTGCTGCTGTTTTAGTAGCAATTAGTATTTCAGCCATCGGTGGTTACCGCTTCGGCGTCGATCATGAACGGGGAGCAGCGGCGCTGCGCGAGAACGAGACCGCTGTAGCCACCGCCAACGAACTGCGCAAGACGATGGCGCGCGATGCCGCCGCCGATCTCACCGCCGCGAAACAGGCCGCCGCTCGCCGCGCTGCTGTCCGTGCCAAATCCCACGCCCTCGAATTGGAGATAGCCCGCGATGAAATCGCCCGTAATTGCCGCGTGTCTGATGGCACTTTCCGCTTGCTCAACGACTCCATCGCCAGTGCCAACGGCGCCGAGACCGCTGCCAGCCGCCGCGATGATTCTGTGCCCGCCGCTGCCGCTGCTGATGGGGCCAACAGCCTCCGACCTGGCGCGCTGGATCATGGATACCTCGGAGATTTACGCCGACTGCCGAGCCAATCACCAGCGGTTGAAGGAGTGGATTCGCAATGATTGAGAAGCTGCACAGTCTGGCCGACAAGCACGATCTGTGGTCGCATCTGCCCTTCTTCCTGGCCGCGACCAGAGTGGCCATCAGGCTGGGCATTTCTGCGCCTCCCATCGGGCGATCATGGCCCGCGCCTCCTGCCAGTCCGCCGAACTGGTGCGCAGCATTTCGGCCAGTTGATCGCCGATCTGGCGCGTGGCGCGCAGGTCTTCGAGTAGCTTGCGATTGCAGAGGGTGAGGAGGTTTTCGTGTTCTGTCATGATCCTTTTGCCGTTCTCATTACGGAGCTATATTGTTGATGTGTTGGTGAAATGTGGCGACTTGACGGAAAACAACCCGGCGTTTAGGCGCCCTATTACACGTTGGCAGGCAAAAGCATGTCGCCCTGCACCGCCGTCTCGCCAGCGCCGACTTTCGCATCCTCGAACAGCCGTGGCTGTGCGTAGGCTTGCTCTATTCGGCGGCAGGCTATGTCAAAGTATTTGCGCTCGCGCTCGATGCCGACAAACTGCAAACCCATCCGGGCGCAGGCAACGCCCGTCGTCCCGCTGCCCATGAACGGATCGCAAACTGTTTGCGCTTCCGGTGCAAAGCCCAAACTCCACTCCATCAGCACCACCGGCTTTTGTGTCGGGTGCGCCGCGCTTTGAAGGTTCTTTTCCAGGCTGGCAGACTTCACGGACTTTTCAAAACACCGTGCGTTCATGTCCATGCTCGTCCACGCCATTTCAAGATCGGCCATCGACGGCGCGTTGCCGCTTTTCATCCAAACCAACCAGCCCCGCGAAGCCGGTAGCGCGTAGTAGTTGCCACCCCAAACAATCGCGTTCTTCGCTTTTTCAAGCAGCAACCCGAACACCCACGCCGGGGGCGGTTCATCGTCCCAAGCCGTCGCAACAATTCCGTTGGCCCGTTGGTAGCGTGTTGGCTGTGCCGCAAACCCAATCCCATACGGCGGGTCGGTCAGCACCAGATCGACGGGCGGCAGCAGCGGCAGCACTTCGCGGCAGTCGCCGTGAATGAGTCGGCAGTTTCCTATCGTCACTTCATCGCAATTCCCGATTGTCACTTTCTCAGCCATCATCACTCCGTTTTACGTTTTGCCTGCCAACCCGTCGCTCAAGCGGGACCGTCCGCAAGCGGCCGGCCCCTTAGCTCTGCGTTAGCCGTCACCAGCCTGAACCGATGACGGCGCCCTTTTCATCAGGCCGCGAGGCGTTCCCGCAGGGCGTAGCCTTCAAGCGCCCAAATCTTGTCCTGCGCGTTCTTCAGCGCGATCTTCCGGCCCAGTTCCTCGTCAAAGTTCTCCGGGCTGGCGCAGGCGCTTTCGCCCGTAACCGTGAAGCCGTTTTTCAACGTCAAACAACACACGGTAACCGTGGTGCCGGGGAAAACGTGGTACTGGCCCGCTACCTGCACTTCTTCAATCCGTTGTGGCGTCACGCGCGGCGCGGTCAGCCCCTTGGCTTGAATCTCCTGCTCAATCGCTTGGTCGTCTTTGCTCATTTTGTGCTCCTGAAAAACCGTGCCTTTCATCGGGCGTCACGGCTAACCCGTCAATCAACGCGGACGGCTTTCAGCCGCCGGTTATTTCTGTGTTAGAAGGCATTGGCTTCCACAGCGTTGGTTTCGCTGGCCACAGATCGCCATGCGCCTCGCTCCAAAATCCGCCGCCTACCGCCATGTGCTTGTTCTCCATCCAGTGGCACGGGAAAACGCCAGTGCTGCCGGCCTCAATCGAGAGAAACCGCGTGCCGTCCTTCGGCGCGTACTGCCCATCGCGCCAGCCAAGAGACTTTAGCCCTTCGCGGGCGTCGAGCATTTGCCGTAGCAGCTTTTCCTCGCCAGCCTCGCGCCAGTCCTTTGCCTTCCTATCGGCTGCGGCCCAAATCTCCCGCAGGTTCGGCTCTTCGTTTTCGCATTTCTCACACATCATCGTCCTCCTTCTAACCCGGCGCTCAAGTGGGACCGTCCGCAAGCGGCCGGCCCCTTAGCTCTGCGTTAGGCACCCATTGCCATCACGCCGAAAATCTCATGCAGCCGCGCCAAATACAGCGCCGTCATCTGCTGCCCGTGTTCATCGTCGCCCAGGCCGTTCTCGCGTAAGTCCATCGCAAACGAGCCGGCAGCAACGCGCAATGTCATGGCCTGCGCTTCGGTAAGAGGCGTGCCGTTAATCGTGATCCTTGGTTCCATAGTCCTCCTGTGTGCCTAACACCACGGTCGAGGTCGCGCCTTCGGCGCTGGACGCTTCGCATGCCGGCTTTGCCGTCACGCTCGCGCCCCTCACCTCGCCGTTGTGCATCACTACGCTGCGGCAGGCCATTGCTTCACCTCCCCGCCGTCAATGAGGCAGCCGCCCTTGTCGATCCGGCCACCCCTAATCAAGAAACCGTCCAAGCTCATCGCGTGATCGTTCTGCGTTGTGAATCCGTGAATGCGCGCCTTTGTCTGTGAGCATCAGGTTTATCAGCCGGTTGTCGGTCTTATCACCGCTTCGGTGGTGGATCGTCTCGTTTTCTTTCGGCGTGTGATTGCCAGAGGAAACCCAGACAATCAAATGCTCGTAGGCATATCCGTTCTTGTCGGCTAGCGGATGTTCAATTCCAACGCGCACCTTCACGTATCCATGCGAAGAAATTAGACGCCGATCATTCCATCTTGGGTGGCCCTCTCCGCGCTTATGGTTTCCATGCTTTCCCCTTCCATCAGGAAGTTCGGACACATCAACGCCGAGTTGTTTCGCCCTTCTTTCTCTGGTTGCCATTTCGGGAACTCCATCCATTGACGACCGTTCAAGTATGGCAAATGCGCCATCTTCTTGTCAACCATAATTTGCTTGAAGAAGAAGGCCACGCCCGCCGCTTCGCATTGGCGCCTGATGCTCTCCACCCATGCCGCCTCCAGTGGTCGCGCACCGTGGCCGGATTCGCCGCCGACGATCACCCAATGAATCCCGGTCAGGTCAATTTCGCCCAGGTCTTCGAGCAGCGGCTCGATGCTGAGAAACCGAACCCGAGCTGGTGCGCGCCGCAGATGGTCAATCCTCGGCAAGCCATGCTTGCGGTTCTCCACCGTCACGCCGAGCCACACGTTTTCGTACCCCGCACTCCAGTCCGCCGGCAGGCACCGCGCAATGTTCGGCGCGCGCTTCGTGAGCAGTTGCCAGTCGAGCATCGGCGTCGAGCGGATCAAGGCCCACAGCCGGGCTCGTTCGCTGTCCAGCGCGTTCTTGTCGGCCCAGTCGCACATCGAGCCGCAGAACACCCGGCGGCGCGTTCCTGTTCCCTCGGCGATGCGCTGCCACCGCACCGGCTTGCGCCAGTTGTCCGCGCTCATCGTGCGCGGCGTCTTGGTTGCGCCCCAGTGGTCGCCGCCCGTGCGCCGGTCAAGCGCTTCCGCGTAGCAGTGGTCACAGCCCGGCCCGACCTTAGAGCATCCCCACCAAGGGTTAAATGTGCTGTCTGTCCAAGCGATCTCTGTTTTCTCGGCCATGCTTATGTCCTTTCTCCGTGGGCCGTGCTGCCCAACCCGTCGTGCGAAGGGACCGCCGCAAGCGGCGGCCCCTCCACTCTGTCGTTCGGCGTCTTCATCGCTATCACTCGATCCATCGCACTACCGAGCGCCATGCGCATGCCCTTCTCTAGTGAAGTCGGCTTCTGCACCTTATCGCTCAACTCTTCGAGCATCGCCAGCACTTCGTCCAGAGCCTCAGTGCGCGCCTCTGCCATCTTCTCTGCGGCGCCTTCAATGACGCCCATGTTGTGTTTCACCAGCACGGCGCGAATGCACTCTGTCGTTTTCTCGGCCAAGTCTTCCGCGTGCTTTCGCAGTTCTGTCTTGTTCATTTGTCGTCTCCAGCCGCCGAACCCGTCGTTCCAGCGGAGCCTCCGGCGATAATGCTGCCGGAGTCCCGCTGAACTTCGACGTTATGCCTCATGGCCGCGCGCCTTGTGAATGGCTGCATTCAGGATGTCTTTTGCCACTCCCCAACCAGCCGTGCCTTTCAGCAGGTACGAAAGCGCACGCTCTGCCGCGTCGAGCAAGTCGGGCGCCGCAGCAATCAGGGCGGCATCGGCGGCTCCGAAATCCGGCTGCCGGTTTCCAACCATAGCAACCATGCGTCCGAGGTCATCGCCAGGGAATAGGTGCGGGTACTCATCCGGTATCGCTTCGGATTCAATCCGGTAGTTGTCGCCGGCCACCACTACCCACGGTCCAGGCGTGTGAGGCATAACCTTGCGGTCAACCGGACTGCTGCCGGCGGTGCTGTTCGTGGTCATCATTTCCTCCTGTGCGCCGGCATCAGCCGGTTACCTTCACGTTAGAGCGCATCGTCCGCACGGACGACTTATGCACCCAGAAACAATCACCGTCATGCTTCGCGCTGCCGTCCGGGTAGTCGGCACCTTGCAAGGACAACCACTCGCCGCGCATCCCGAGCAGCCAGAACCACGGCCAATCACTCGCTGGGTCGCGCCATTCAATCTGCACCAACTTTGGTTTCTTTTTCGCCATCGCTCTAACCCGTCAATTAACCCGGACTCGCCTTCGGCGAGACGGTTATTTCTGCGTTAGAGCGCATCGAGACTGCATCCATCATCATGGCCTGCACCTTCAATGCCGTGTATTCATGAAGCCCATCCAGAAGCACAGGAGTCTTGGCGCACCGCAGTTCTCCATCGGTGCGTTCCACAATCGCCAGCTTCCGCGCAAACTCCAACAGCGTAGAACGGTTGAATGTGTAGGTGTCGCTGTGGTGCGGGTCGCTGCTTTTCTTGTACCGCCACGCCTCACGATGCGCCAGATCAAGAATTTCGTCGGTAGTCATGCGCTCTAACTCTCCATTCCAGCGGGACCGCCTGCCGGCGGCCCCTGAATTACGACGTTATGCGTCGTCATTTCCGCCTTGCACTCCTCGGTCAGCAACGGCGGAATATTGCCGTCGTATCGAAGCTGCTTCTTGTGCTTGTTACACAGAGAAAACACAGGCCCGTCTTGGTAGTACGGGCATTTGTACGAACACCGTTCTTGGCTCTGCCGAACAACATTCATTTTTCTGTCCCTTCCTTAAAAGTCGGCGCTGGCAGGTCGGCGGGTTCTTCGTCGTAAATCGGCTTGCCGCAGCTATCGCACTGGTTCCAGTCCATTTCCTCAATTCCGTGGCCGGTGGTGCAGTTGCAAAACGGTTCGTCGCCTTCTTCGTCTTCCTGCATCAGCCATTCCTCGTCCCACTCTTCCGGTGGTGGCTGCGCACCTATTGCGCTTGGCCCCATCATTTCATCAACTCCAGCTTCAGTTCATCCATCAAAAGCGGGTCGCTGTTCTCAACGCCAAACTTCATCATCTTTGCATAGCACCGCCCGAGCAAGCGTCGAAGTTCCACCATGTCCTCGACGCAGCAATCGTGTTCCTCCGTTTTTATTTTCAAGGAAATCCCAAGCCGCTTAATCTCTTCTGCGCATTCGCCGTGCGGGTCGTCATCAGGTTGTTCGTCAAACATTTTTCGTCCTTTCATCAAATACGCATAACCCGTCAATCAACACGGACGCCTATCGGCGCCGGTTATTTCTGCGTTAGAGCCCATCAGTAGCCATGCCTCGGCTTGACAACCTTGAAGTACCCAGGCGTCACTTGCAGCTTCGGCAGCCTGATACGTCCGTCCGCCAGTCTTTTTTCAAGTTCCGCCTTGCAGGCGTCTCCACACACGGTCGGAACGTCATCCGGGCACGCCTCGTCGTGGGCAATCGAACTCATGCGGCTCCAGGTCGGCTGCCAGAAGTCTTCCGCTCCGCAAATGTCGCAGCGGTATTTCGCTCTTGCTGGGTATCGTTCTGCCACTGTCATTTCACTTGTCCTTTGCCGTGGGCTCTAACACCACGGTCGAGGTCGCCGCTTCGCGGCTGGACGCTTCGCCGTTCCGGCTCGCGCCCCTCACCTCGCTGTTCGACCCCATAGGCACCGTGTCACCAGCGCCGACTTTCAATGCCTCGTACAGCACCTTGTCAGCCAGGGCTAGAGTGTTGCTTGCCTCGGCGTACCTGGTTTCGGCTTGGTGCCTCTGGATTGCCGCGTACAGTGCATCGCCACGGCGAGCCGCAGCCTCCGCGAAGGCCCGCATCACGCTGGCGTGGTGCTCGGCCAGCATCAGCCGCTGCCGTAGGTGGTCAGCTTCGTTGTTGGCCTTGGCAATAGACGCTCGTTTCCGTGCTGAACTCATGTGGTCGAACCCTCCATTCGAGCGGGACCGTTCGCAAGCTGCGCTTGCTCCGGCCCCTCAATTACGACGTTATGCGTCGCCATCATCGCCAGGCGCAGCAGTTCGTCACGAAACTCCAAGGGCGTGGCGTTCGCCTCTCGCTTGCCGAGGGTCGGCTTGTTCGCCGCCTTCCCTCGCTGGTCGTGAAACCCGATCTGATGCGTTCCTTCTGGCCGCTCCCACCGCAGTTCAAAAGGCTGGTTCGCGCCGTGGTAGTAAAGCCATGTCGCCTTTGCTGCTCGGTGGCCGTAGGCGCTCTGCCACACTTCGCACACCCACCCGCCATCAATCGTCCGTTGCCAGCCAATGCCGGCCGGCGCTGGTATTCCGTGCGCCGCAAATGCGCGGCTCTTGGCTGGGTGTTCCAGCACTCCGCCAAAGCGCCTCACGCTCTCCAGGGCGGCGGCAAAACACCCCGCGTCATTCCCCGGCCGGTTGTGCTCTCCGCCCCATCGGGCGTAATTCACGTTCGCCATCGCGCCCCACAACTGGCAGGGTGGGTGCGCAACAACCGGCAGCGGCCCAGCGTAGCGCCTCGCGTCTCGATGTTCCGGCCAGGCATCAACATTCGGCAGGTTCCAATAAGCCCCCTTTTCCTGCACATACAAGGCCGCTATTTTTGGTGCGCTCAATGTAATCTGCCCCAGAACGCCAGG